GGTAGTAGTTTGAATCTGGAAGTAATCGCCATTATCGGCTGAACTTTCAATTCTAAGATCGGTACCGCCATCTTCGCAGTCAATGACGATTCCGAAGTTGATATCTCCGCCTGCAGCTTCAAACCTTGCTGCTTGGGCGACACCGGTGCCGTTTGTTCCGCCTTGTGCGTTGATAAACGCGCCGAATACTAAGCTATCGCCGGCATCAGCAGCGTGCGTAAGCGTTGGGGTGACATGCAAGCCATACATGTAGTTGGCACCATCGGTGGCTGTGGTATTATCCATGTCAACCTTGACGCCATACATGGTGTTGTTTGATGTGGAGGCGCCGGTCTTATCAAAATCTATTTCTAGTCCGGTTATGGTGTCTGCGTCGGTGGTTGAATGGTTCTTGTCTATTATCGAAGTTCCTGAAACCGTAAGGGTTGAACCGTCAAAAGTTAAATTAGACTCTACAGTAGCTTCATCACTGTCTTTATATGTCGCCACACCGTTAGCAGTAGAGCCATCCCAAGATATTCCTGAAGCCGGCAAATTACTTAAAGTGCTTCCATCGCCATAAAAAGCGGCGCCTGAGATGTGCTGAGATGCAGATAGGCTGCTTGCCACAAAATGAACTGAACTCGACACTTCAGAATTAGAAATCGACAATCGTTCAACGTTGTTCGTTTTTAGCGTGATTGAATCACTTCCAAAGTCGATTTGAGTATCGGTATCGGTCTCGTTTGCAATGTCGCCCAAATTTCTTGGGCCTTTTGAGGTGTTATAAGCCATTAATTAAATTCTCCATTCTTACTAAATAGAAATCACGTTCCTTTGGTACCAATAATCCACCAATTTTTTCCATCGGATTGTAGTACTCGACCGGAAGTATTCATTTTAAGAGTTATCTCATCAAAAAGATCAATTTTGCCACATGTGCTTTTTATTGTTAGCGTATTGGATTTTAAAATATACTTTTGAGTGTTTATTGTTTTAATGTTAAGGAGACGTCCTTCGTTAACGGACGGATCGGGAAGACAGACAGTAATATTAACATCAGATAAATCTGCGAGGATAGTATAATCATTCGGCTCAACAGTATATGTGGACTCTGTGATTGTTTTTATGGGAGCACTCACTGAACCTCCACATGTCATAGCGGCTTTTGCATGCAATGTCTCATGTACCTCTATAGAAGTAGTTTCCATATGACCGTTTAAAGTGAGCCTGTTTTTGCCCCCATCAAAAGTAAGATTGGACGATCCACCAAAACTTCGCCCTTGACGGAATTGTATATTATTAGCTCCTCCTCCGGGATGTTGAATGTGAGAATTAATATATTCATGATAAAGAGTCTTAAGAGTAGTCTTTCTCAATTCTCCATGAGACGCGTCGTAGAGCAGCATTTCATCTGCGTCGGACAAGGTTTGGCCTTGAATTTTAATAGAGAACAGATTACTAAAATCTACAATAAGATTATTGTCTCGAACCGATAGACCACCTCTCTCGAACAAAGGAATAGTGGTGGCTGGCACCTTGCCTTTTAATTCTGTAGCTGGTATCTCTTTAAGGAGTTTTGCTGATCCTTGTAAAAAGTCAAAATGGGCTCGATGACATAACAACATTCCTTTTTTGTATTCCAAATGAGGGGTGCCCGTAGCAGTTTTGTTTCCGTTACTAATGAGAATGCGGCCTGCGGCATCATTGTTGATAGTTTCAATGGCTGGGCGTTTCAGTTCTTCGCCGGTTAAGAATTTGAAGCTTTCTGCTTCGATACCACCAATAAATACTTTTCTTCCGCCGATGTGTTGTTCGGTGTCTTTATCCAGCATCGTTTGCTGGGTTTTCTTTACTTCATCGTTAGTGATATTATACGCCATTCATTTTTGCCCTCTCTTATAAGTGGTTGCCCGCACCTTTAATTATGCGCTTCAGCTATAAATAGTCTTAAAAAAGAGGACGCCCCCCACAAGGAGGGGCGCCCAATATATTAAAGAAAGATTTTCTTCAGAAGAGCAAGCTCTAAATTAGAAGATCTTCCATTGAGTACCATCAACTCTCATTAAGGAAATAGACGCATTATCTGACATAAGCTCAACAGTCTTGCCGTCAGCCAAGTCATCGATCTTGTCGGAAGCGTTGGGAGCGACAACCATCTTGTTGCCGNCCAAAGAAGGCGGACACTTAATGCGAACCACGTCACCGTTGTCCAAGCCGCTAAGAGCAGGCAAAGTCCAAGTACGATTTNCCGTGAACGAACTAGTTCCATAGTTCATTCCAACAGACAAAGTCTTGTTCTCGTCACCCAATGCACCATTAACAGTGTTGGTTTCAATAGTGAGTTGGTTAGAAGAAACAGCAAGACCTGATCCTGCAACATCAGTTAAGAAACTGCCAATTGCGATTGCCTTAAGTCTATCGGAATCATTGTCGTCCATGAAATATAGCATGTCGTTGTCGACATCCATTGCTGTGTCACTATCGAGACCAAGCACAACGTTCTGAGCATCTTTGATCGTTAAACCATTGTTGATCTGAACTGCTCCGTCTACAGTCAAAGTAGAAGAAGCACTAAGTGTGGTTGCTTTCACAGAAGACTGTGAGGCAGCACCAATGGTAGCACCATCGATGGAACCACCGTTGACGTCGACAGTTGTGACAATGCCGAGATCAGAACAAGTCATGCCAGCTACAGTCCAAGTGCTATCAGCTGCGATGGTAAGCGTTTTGGAAGCCGCGGCTGTACCCAACGTGACAATGTCGTTGTAGTTTAACTCTGCGCCAGTAGCGGTCACAGAAGTACCGTTGAGATCAAAACCATCGATATAAGCGGTGCCATCGATGTAGAGATCTTTCCACTGTTTAGTAGAAGAACCCAAGTCATCAGCGTCATCCTGTGCAGGAATAATGCTGGTAATCACAGAACCTGAGATAGCGACACCATCGCTCGTGGCGTTGCCAAGAATAGCATTGCCTTGGATTTGACCGTCTCCACTAACCGTAAGTCCGGTCAAAGTGCCGACACTCGTCAGAGACGAAGCCACGACTGCGGCGCCCAGAGTGGTTGCGTTAAGAACGCTGGTACCAGCGATTCGCAGGGCTAAGCCACTGCCGATGTCAACACCACCGCCATCGAAATCAACGACATCACTACCGCCTACGGCGATAGTCAAATCTGAATTGCCTCCGTGCCAGTAGATAGCACCGTCTGAGGCAGCGCCTGCGGCACCAAAGCCTAGGACGCCCTTGTGATCACCCGATGCCGATGCATCAGAATTGATCGCCATCATTTTGTCAGTTTCAACATTAGAGTAGTTAAAGTCAACACCACCCGAAAGTTGGTATTCAGCACTACCCGATTGAAATAAATAAGCCATGTTTAAAAACCCTCCATATTATAGTTTTTTTTAGGCAGGATGCTTGTTATACACTAAGCACCCCAAGCACCACATTTGCATGTGGGCTCGCTATTAATTAGTTGGTAAGAGGCGATAAAAAATCAGTAAATGAAATATTTATTGCTTCCATTACAATAAAGCTGAATAGAAGCATTTGGTGATATCAAAACTATCGAATTTTGACCGTCGATAGTTTGTGATCCAGATGTTAAAACTGTAATGTTATTGTTGTTGGCGTTGTTTGCCTCGTCTTTTATAACATACATCTGACCGCTATCTAACTGAGTCGCATCGGGCAATCTAATCTCAATAGCAACACTACTGGTATCAACTCCCAAGAAATAATCACTTTTAGAAGCGGTGATATGGTTCGTAACCGCAATACGACTGAGGGCTATTCCTCCCCCTAAGATAAGGGATTGTCCATAAAAAGAGGAGGCCGAAATATTAACACTCGAAGAGACACTTCCGCTAATAACAAGCTTATGATTAGGAGTTAAATCTCCTCCAATGTTCAAGCTACTGGTTACATACGCATTAGACGAATCGAGGGTTGTGAAGATACCCGATCCGCCTCCAATTCCCGCAATGTTAGTGAGCCGGCTGCCGTCTCCTTCTAGATAAGAAGCTGATAATCCTATGCTAGCAGTAAGTTCGCCGGTGATGTTTAAAGTCTGCCCATCAAAAGTTATATTTGATTCGCAAGTTATGCCATTAGCATCTCCACCAACATTCGTGAGAAGTCCATTATTGACAGGGTTTGTCACACGGGGAATGTTAATGACACTCGACCCGTCAGAAGTGCTTAAGTTACCTGATACGTACTGCGCAGTGACAGAACCGTCATACCACCCTGCGCCGACTGATCTCTGAGCAATTAGGGTTCCTGATATAGCATTGTACGCCATCCGACACTTTCACCCCTTTAGAATATATACCAGTTATGCCCATCTGAATATAGATTTATTGCAGGCAGACTTCCTGTTAGTATATAGGAGGTTTCCCCATCAATTGTATCAGGAGATGAGCCAGATATATAAATTGCCGTACCAACTCGGGATGTTTGCTCGTCTTTAATAATTCTGAGAGAGCCTGTGCCGGCTAAGGAAGCGCTTGGAAGACGATAGTCTGTATCAGCATCGCCGGCACGGATACCTATAATATAGTCGTCATTAGAGCCAGTGATGCCGGCGACTTCTGTAACTTGAGTATAATTAACGCGAACACCGGGAACCTTAAGAATCGAACTCGCATTGAAATATTCAATATCAAGGCTACTATTGCCATATACTTGCAAAGAGCCGCTGATAACTGTGTCTGATGACTCATCGTTGCCAAGATACGATGAGCCCGATATGTATAAGCTGCCGGTGCGAGTGTGGACGTCCGACGCATCGTTTCCGAAATAAGTAGAACCCGTAGCATCAATGACTGCCACATCTTCAATGTGGAAAGTACTAGCACTAATGGTGCCAGTGACAACTAAGGTGCCTGAAAGCACCAAGGTGTTTGCCGCCAAATTTGAATAGGACGACGTATAAAAAAGAAAATTAGAAGAACCACTAGTGGCGTTAGATCCCGTTACAAACTGAACGGATCCGTCCGGACCGGCTGCTTGGCCGCCTCCGCTTCCGGCTGAACCTGAATCGGTGCAATCAATGTATGCCCATCCAAAGGTGGCCATTTTATCCTACTCCCGATGAACCTGACCAACTGGGACGTCCGGTGCCCATTGATGTGCGTGTTGACGGGATAGAAGTCAGACCAGCTACTACTTCTACTTGGGCCTCTGCAACCCCTATTCCATAGAGCCACAGTTCCGATACTTTTAATTCTAGAACCTCAGAACTGGATCCCGATGCCACTCTAAAATAATTACTTCCTGATACTCCAATTTCAGAAAACCCTACGCGAACGGGCCCGTCATCTACATGAACCTGGACCCATCGAGTTACGAAGGGAAATTCTATTTTTGTTGCATTGTTGCAGCCAAGGGCTGCAACTGCGTATGGTTGTCCGCTGACTTGGTAAGCCCCGACATGGTTTAATCCAACTTCTGCTTTCCATGATGGATTGAAATTTGCCATTATAAAACTCCTAAATTATGCTCGTTTGTTATAAATAGTCTTTAAATTTTTCTATTACGCCTTTCTTGGGCTCTCTTTCTTTTTTGTTCATCTCGCTTTCGTTGGCGCGCTGCGCGAATGCGCTTTTCTTTCTTGGCCACCGAAGGCTTTTTGTAGCGGCGNCCTTCTTTGACGATTTCAACAATTCGTGCTTTTTTTGTTTTTTTGATAAATCTGCGAATCATCCGTTCAGTATTGTTGTGACATTCCCTGCTGGTCACTTTAACGTGTGTGGCGCGCGACATAAAACCTACTTTACCGCTTTCCAAACGGCGGTTGCATTTCCAACTAAGGAACTAATATCTACGCCGGCGTCTCGCGGATCCCCAAGATCAGGATCGCCTTTATTGGGTTCGCGAAATGAAGTAGCGTCAGTGCCTTCAAATAAGTCAACGCCATTATAAGCGTCTTTTCCAATCGATTCCATCAAGCTTTTTCGATATTCATTCACCTTCGCATTAGTCTGCGATGCTTGAGCTTGCATATTCAGTTTTTGTTCGGGTGCGCGGTGGTGGCGCTCAGTCAGCGTGGGTGTCCCTAATCCTTTCGCGACTTCCGAGACCACATTAGACAACATTCCTTCTTCTAATAAAATCTCGTGGATGCACTCTTTAACAAGCGGCTTAATTAATTTTTTTAATTCTGTTTTTTTCACTTATTCGTCTAAGACCTCGTTCAATAATCTATTAATGCGATCTGCTTTGGTAAACACATTTGGTGCTTTTAAGTCTTTAGCTTCTTTCATCATAAAAGCGCCGGGCGTAGAAGGCTCCGATACAAAATCAAAGCAAATCAATTGAAAATCGTCCTCAACAATCGTACGCCCCTCTGACTCGCTCACCGAACCCATGCCCCGAGAGGAGATGCCCAGCTGGGCGCCGCTGTTTACGAGACCGCGCAGGATATTGCCTGAAGGAGTGTCGAGAACTTTAACTTTGCCCATAACACTTTTGTCTTCCATCCATACGGCCGTCACCATATGCGAGGCATTTTTTAAATTAATCACTGAATCGTCCGGATGGTCTAATTCGCCGAGGGCGCGGTTCTCTTTAACAAGTTTGGAGTATGTTTCAATTTCTCTCATCAATACACGATGAGGATAAATGCGCCCATTACCATTCTGGATGTCTGCTTCTTGAAGCTTGCCAGACAACATCATGCCGCCGTTGGCTACATACCTCTTTTCATCTTCGGTCAGTAAATCCTGACAAACGCCGCCTTCGCAGAGCGCATAATATTCACGTAGCAATACTTTACTCATAGTTAAGATCCTTTGCAGCAGCGCCTAACTGGCTGCAGCATCCATTTGTTAGTCCACGTATTTGGTTGCATGTTTAATTCCTTCATCTCCAATAATCATATTGAGAACATATGAGGTTCCCGAGGAGAGACAGCCTAAAAGTAAGTAATTTACCGGCGTTACATCAAAACTAAATAGTTCTGTGTAGGGGGAAAGTAACATTAAAATCCACCCTACATGGAACCCAATACACATTGGACACTTGAAGAGTTCTCCTAGCCACCCTGATGTTGGGCGAATGGCATCTAAGATTTTGCCATATACTAAGATTTGTGTCATGCCGTATGCGGCTAACACAAAGTATAATAATTCTGTCATAATTCCTCTAAAGCTTGTTGTAGATCTATGAGCACGGATTCTAAAACTTCTCGCGTGAGACCACTATCACCACCAGTAGCTGATTGTACTTTGGTTATCAGGCCTTGTACTTCTTGTTGGGCACTTGCAAGTACTTTGGCTTTTTCGGCAACGCCTTGTTCTTTCTCTTGGAGTGTGTTTCTCCATATTTCCATTAAGTGTTTCATTTTAAATCGTGTATAAATAGCTAAGCGAATATGGATCGCGAATGTATCCTGGTCGGATTGAGCCCTGATCCGAATGCTGTGGCACTTCCCCTAAATCTGTGGAGTCTTCTTTATCTGGGTGGATAAGTTCGTCATCAGCCATAGAGATAATGGCCTCCGTAGATTCAAAGTAGGGCCTTTCCTCATTAATAAAATTAGAGATGTTGATAAGAGCCATTTTAGCAGTACTAAGGTCGGGTGACGATGCTTCTTCCATCAATGCTTCCAAAGAGCCATAGAAGGAGCCGGCCTGAATTGAATCAGCTATTACCAAACCCTTCTTGCGCAATTCTGCAAACAAGCGGTTCTGCGCTCCGTATACTAAATCGTTTAATGACTCTTTTGGAAAGGCAGTGATCTTGTTGGTCTTTGTGGACAACACAATATCAATATCTCCATGATCAAAAATTAGCAAGTCACCATTCATGCTTTTGCGAATGTCCATTTCAAGCCGGACGACTGCATTATCGGCGGAGGCGCCTATTCTAATCGTGACTGCCATCTGAGTAGATCTCCCTAACAAGACTTTGTGTCTTGAGTATAGTTAATAGTACATTTTCATTTATGGATTCTTGTGCGAAGGAGTCTAATTTCGAAATAACTTTGGTTGTCTTCTCCATCATTTCAACATCATCTTTNATCTCCGATGCTCCCGAGGCTTCATCTAATTTTTCTTTTAGACGAGAGATTTCCTCATTTAAAAACACTTTTAATTGTAATGCGTTGTCTGCGAACGAAGAAATATAATGTGATAACAACTCCTTTTGCTCTTCAAATAAACGACTATCATACTTATCATTAAATTTAGAAATAAAGGTCTTTACAACCAAATCATCCACTTCTTCTACCGCGAGAGTGCTCTCTTTGGAAGTAGTCATGGATGTAATAATTTCATTTTCTAGAAGTACTTGATCTTTCGGAGATGTCTTTAAAGAAAACATTTGTGAAATAGAGGCCAAAGTTTTATAATTTGGAACAAATGCATTAAACACCGAAGGTTCTAATTCGGTATTGATATCCTTAATAAGATCGCTTTGGGCTACAAAGAGTCCGTGCGGATCTAAAACTCGATGCGCGAGACGTGCTTCACGCAAAATCTTTTCAGAAATAGTCTTCTCCGCTCCTTTCGTTTCATAAAGAGATTGATGGCACTGTAAATCTTGTCGTAAAATTGAACCTTCTGCAAAGTGTTTTTTAATAATTTCTACGATCTTCTTTCGGCGAGTGTTATCTTGCTTCAGAATTGCTGCGGTTATTTCTCTAACCAGAGCCTCGTATACAAAAGCAGTGTTTCTCTTTTTGTTATGCCTTGTTTTCATCTGTGTGCTCCGTTGATTCTAGACTCTTAATAAGATCACGCACTGTTTCATTTATATGAAAAAGTTTGCTTTCTTCTAAAAGCTCTTCTGTTTTATAAGTAGGCTCTTGTTTTTCATAAATACCTGTAGAAAGTCCGCTCATTTTCGCCATGGACTGAATGTCGCCCATCCCTGGTACTATATTTCGTTGAGTGGCGCTCGCCATTTCTCTGCTATATTTAGAAGCATTCGAACGTTTGCGGGCGCCGGCTACGCGGCGGTCGCTGCCGGGATTTTGTGGAGTGCCCTTCTTATGATATACTTTTCCTTTGGATCTATCTTTACCCAAACGTGGTTCATTACGCGAACCGGGCGGTACAGCCAGGAGAGCAGAATCATCGCCTCCTCCTTCGGGTCCTCCGGCATCACTTGCCGGCATTTCTTCGGGGCCCCCACCCAGTTCATCTCCCAAGTCGCCGCCGAGATCGCCGCCCAGGTCGCCGCCAAGATCTCCGCCCATATCTCCACCAAGACCTTCGGCGCCTTCAGCAGCAGCCTGTTCGGCCACTTGTTGAAGCGCGGCATCATGTTTGCGATCATAATACATTTCGCGCTGATTACGAATAAACTCTTCGTTAGACATGCCAAAGATGTTTTCAGTGACCCAGCGGCGGGAGAAATAACCTTCTGTGGCTGCTCCTGCGATGTCGAATTTAGATTTCCAAAATTCAATCTCTTGAAGTTCTGCAATCTTAGAAGGATTGTTGAGGGTTAAATTAAAACTTAGTAAGTCGTCACCTCTAAAGCCTAGGGTGTAAAGATGGATAATTCCCACTTTTGTTAATTCCGCGATAAGGACGCGCTGTAATCTTTGTATGGTGCGGGAGAACCGAATGTCTTTTTGCGCAAGAGTTGTTTTGTCTTCTTCTGCGCCCTCTCCCATTGTAAGATAAGATTGTGGGATCTTTAGTGCAGAGAAGAGCTTGTCGCGCAAATATTTGATATCGTCAATTGCTGTAATATTTTCGCCACCGGCAAGGTTAGTAATCTCTGTTGCAGAACCAGGGCGTACNGGAATAAAATAGTCTTCCTCNATGCTCATAGGATTATATCGCAAATCAACNCGGCCGGTGTCGGGATCAATAACCTGATGTCGTTTGAGTTGTGTTACGATCTTTTCCATATATTGTTCTACATCATTCGGTGGGATCGCACCGACATCAATCTTGAAGACGCGGCGTTCGGATGAACGGACTACTCGATAAGCCATCATTGCATCTTCCATCAATACAAGCTGGCGCCAGATGCGTCTTGCGGGCTCCAAGATAGAAGTACCATAGGGCGCATACTTATCATTTCCTAAAATGCGAAAATGACAGATTTGCCAATTCTCAAATGTGAGACCAGCAGAGTTCCATTGATATTGAACATAGTTGGGGTTGGTGGAATCTTTTCCTTCTAGCCTTTCAACTTCTTGAGAGGGAAGTGCGATTACCGATTGCACTCCATATTTTTCATCGATATCCAAATACAGAAAAAAGTCTCCGTATTTACACATTGTTCGAGCCCATCCAAATAAATTGTATTTTAAGTTTAGGATGCTATCAAATAACACATCTAAGACCGCCGTAATCTCCTCATTAGGACAATTGATATTTAACATCGGACGCAGTTCAGAATAGGTCGTCATTTCATCGGCATAGATATCCATAGTGGAGGCGATTTCTGGCATATATTCCATCTGATCAAAATCAACATAGCGCTCAGAGCGTCGTTGGTTTGAAATTGCATTTGTTGCCGTTATATCTAAAGGGTTATAAAGCGTCTTTTTGAACTGCTGGCCAGAGGCTGACCTAAAGCGGGAACTAAATTTGTCTAGGTGCTGCCTTCTAATGCGCCGTCCGGATTGCGAACGGTAATTAATAATTGGTCCGGAGAATAAACGTGTTAGCGCTTTAAATAAGCCGGATTGGGAATTTGCGGGGTTTCTGTCAGAGGATGCCATTTAATTTCTCACTTAATTATCCATTTATATTGTTCATATAATTTTTGAGCTTCAGACTTTTGCTCCAAAATACTATCTTTGGTGTAGCCTCGTTGTCCTTTGATTCGAGTATCCATTGTGGTCCTACTCGTTTTTATCGAACTTAAAAAAGCCTTATGGTAATTTAATTCTCTTGCATTGGACTGAAGTGCCGTATCTCGTACCCAACAAGCAATCGCTAGCGCCATGATTAGATCATCATTATAGCCTTTCATTGCTTGAGGTTTGCCATTTTTCCAAATAAAAGTTTTCATTTCATTAATTGTGCGCGAAGAATATATTGTAATTAGTTTATTTCTTATAAACTCTTCTAATTTTGCGACGATGAGGGGGCGTGTCTTTTGAGTCGTTGAAAAACCGGCGATTGCTCTGGTGCTACTTTCTGCTTGGTGTTGTTCAATATATTCGTGTGTAGACTTAATTGAATAATATACATTAGGATANCCGTATTCTACCAGTTTGTCAAGTACTGTATAGCCAATATTATTATTTTCTACCACAATCATGGCATTTCCGAACTCTCGTCCCACTTGATTTAACATATTAGCATACAAATCGGGAGTTAGTTTTCCTTGATATTCTCCTATAATTTCCAAAGTCTCTAATTTGAGAATATGAAAGGTAGAGAAGTCGGCGCCGTCGCCGCGTGCCACGTCGACCACTATCAGATAATTACAGGTGGGATCGAACTCTTCCCAGATCCAAAAATTACGATCAAAACCAGTACGATGCTTGGGTTCTTTTACGTTTGTCAGAAGCCACTCCATGCACTGTGGATCTATAACTGTTTCGCCTGATGTATTGAAATTGCATTGAAGCTCTTGCGCAATCTGTCGATTGGACATGTTCCTAGTTTCTTTCGTGTACCATTGTTGATCTCTTTCCGGGTGCACATCCCACGGTAACACCGTCATATTAAAGTTATTTGTTCCAGCTTCGGCATCGATGCATGTTTTATGGAACCAGTTCCCCACTCCATTCGGCGTTGACAGTGCGATGCAGCGACCACCCGTCGAAAGTGTGGGATAGAGACCGGTCCAGAGTTCTTCAAGTCCTTCAATGTGTGCGGCCTCATCAAGCACTAACAGGGACAGAGCTTCAGAACGACCGGCGTCTCCGGAAGTAGAGGTGGCCTTAATAGAAGAGCCGTTGGACAATTCGAAGGAAGTGCGATTGTCGACACTAATTTGTGCAATTTTTAGCCATTCAGGTAAATTACGCATGATGCCTTTTACTTTTTTTACAAGGTTGCCTGCGGTGGCAAATTTCGTAGCCATAACCAAGATAGATTTATCGCGATGATATAACATCAGCCACACAATGTAGCCAGCAGTAATCGTTGAGATGCCTAGCTGCCGCGCTTTCAGAATAACATTAAAACGATGATCGTTAAAATTATGTAATAGGTCGTCTTGGAAATCATATGTATCAAATAAAATTAACCCATGCATTGGGTGGGAGATGCGGGCGTAAGTCTTAAGAAAGTAAGCGGGGTCTTTACCACATTTGAGGATTTCGTTGACTTGCTGTTTCTTGTCTAATTGAAAACTCATTCATCATCTACGATTTCTAT